CCCGTGGTCACCATCCCATACTCCATCTGGAGTTATCAATCCTATAGTTCTGAAACGCTCAGCAATATAATCTATTTCATCATGATATTGTTGTTGAAATAATAATTTAATATACTGAAAACTATATTCTTGAAGGCTCTTTCTAAGTGTAGCATCATATGATGAGAAGTCTATTGATACTAAACTTTCGTTATTAGATTGAGCATTTCTAATTAAAGTTGTGATTCTTTCATCTACTGTAGTAGGGTCTACAATAGCAGCGCGCCAAAACTGCCTCTTTTGTATATCTAGTACAGGTCGGTAAAAGCGCATCTCATTTAGGGTATCAGCAATTGGAAATCCCCAAACAGCACGGGTTTTCTTACTTTCCTGTGTTCTAGTAAACATAACACACGGATCTTTTCGCTCTAACAGTTTTGTAAAGTTAGCTAGAACTTCTTTCTTTACGTGTTTCTTCTTCATTAGAAACGGTAAACCTGAGCTTGTGTTATTCTTTAGATATTTAGATGCCCCTTCTAGGCTTAACGGTCGCAGTCTGAACAATTGGGCTGGTTCCACTGTAGCGACACTGTATTCACTTCCAGAACCAAAGTAATTCTGGACTAGCTCTCGTCGATCTTCCCATGGTACAGCTATACTTCTGGGTCCGAACTTAGATCGATTTGTTCGTTCTAGTTGATTTAACTCTTCTGGAAACTTATCACTGTGTTGGTCATATATTTTATCCCACTCAGATAAAATATCGTCCGGGTTGTTATCTTTACCTAAAGGCGTGGTAAACACTTCATCCCTACCCTCTACAATAAGTGAAAGATTATGGGACAAACGTTTAACCACACTTGATTCCAAGTCCAGAGAATTAAGAAATGGAAATTCGTTCGTGCGATTATCTTTCATAGTTATCCTCCTTAGTATTACAACTGTTGCGTAACATTACATTACAATGACAATCAATACGTCTACGATAACTTAATTCCGCTGAATACTGATCATCGAGAAATCTCAGATATTCAACCTTATCGTCATCATCAAGTGATGTCCATAATTGATCATGTTGGAATGCAATCGCATACTCGATAAACACATCATTTGAAGGGACTGTGTCCGAGTATTCAAAAGAATTACAATGAGTGTTGTTTGACATAGTACGTTCTCCTGATTAATATTTATTGAATTAAT